CATCATCAACTATGAAAGTAAATGCTGAGTCTGTATATATTCTTGTATGAGCATACTTTTGATTAATACCCATATAGTTACCATTGATCTGAGCTGTAGCATATGCAGTTCCTGGTAACTGTGCATTCTTACACAATAAACCTAAATCTCTAAAAACAAATGAATTATCGATTAGATCATTACTATTCATCTTGATATAGTTCAACAATTGCCAAGGCAATGCTGGAAATGATAACTCGTAATGACTTGTTGTTGCTACTTTTGTAAACAACGGTAAGATGTCGGAAGTTCTTCTTAATCTTGGCGATCCATCTCTTGACACAATAAATACCTAAAGCGGTTATAGTACGATGGCTTATTCAGGTAAGTTCAGACCTATTAATATTGAAAAGTATAGAGGGAACCATCTAAACATTATTTATCGTAGTTTGTGGGAACGCAAATTTATGAAGTATTGTGATAAGAACCCGAACATACTAGAATGGGGTAGTGAAGAGGTAATTATCCCATATCGTAGTCCTTTGGATAATCGTATTCATAGGTATTTTCCAGACTTTTATATTAAAGTTCGTGAGAACACTGGTCAGATTAAAAAGTATATTATAGAGGTTAAACCAAAGAAGCAATGTATAGAACCACAAATTAAAAAGAGAAAAACTAAGGCATATGTCCGTGAAGTATATGAATATGCTAAGAATCAAGCAAAGTGGAAAGCAGCAAAAGAATATTGTCTTGATAGGAGTTTAACTTTTAAAATTTTGACAGAGGATCATTTAGGAGTATGAGTAGATTACAACCTATAATTGATGAGATGAATGGTTTAGAAGAACCAGATGATCTCATGTTAAAAATTACAGAAGCGTTAACAGATATAGAAATTGTTCCTGAACCAGGAAATTTTTATACTTTTATATACAGAGCAAAGACACCCAACATTAGATATGATGAATTTCCTCTAATAGCCTGTACTGAAGTGCAAAGATGGGGATTTAAGGGATTTAATTATCACTGGAGTACCATGAGAAATTATACTTGGGAAGAGGTTTTGGGACAAATGCATCTCGTGCTATCTAGTGAAATTTCAGATGCCAGATCCATACCTTATGCCAAATTTAGAATGTCACTATAAATAAAAAAAATTAAATATATTGACCTTATGCTTTCCACTCAATACCGTTTGAGGTTAGCAGCAATCTGTAAGGATATCGCTGCAGGAACCGATGTTAGTCTAGATGACATGATCTGGGCAGAAAAACTGTCAAAAGCAAATACGAGTGCAAGAGGGATGCTGCAAACAGCAAGGAAAATGGCAACGAATCCAGACGAGTCTTTTCTGAATAACTTGAATATAGGAGACCCCGATTCAAGTAACCACCGCAGGGGTTTCGGAAGTCCAGAAGAAGTGGTGGACTGGTTTCATCAAGAAAGGTCAGATGACTGGAGGCAAAGAGATTGAGTGTACCTCTATAAATAAGTAAAAATAGTATATGTCATGCCTTTAGGCTTCATAAAAAAAGCAGCAAAGTTTGGAGCTGGAGCACTTGTTAAGGGTTTATCATCTCGAACAGGGAGTTCTAGTCAAGCAAATAACTCCATACTTAGGTATCCGTATGATATTATGGATGCTGATACTGACTATTTTTTAATAGAAGCACTCGCATATAAAGCAGGTGGAACTCCTAGTTTTGCTGGTGGAGCAGGAGCATTTAATAAACTTAAAGCAGCACAATCAGAAAGAAATTTTATTCTTCCAGTACCTAATGGAATAGGTTCAAAGAATAATGTAAGTTGGCAAGGTGGAAATATGAATGCATTGACAGGAGTTGCTGCTGGTGGTGTTGATAAGTTTCTTACTGAAGCAACTAAAGATCCACAGAAAAATTTATTTCAAAGTTTTTCTGCTGGTGCTGGTGCTCTGGCTAATTCTATAGAAGGTGATTTTAGAGCAGTAGGTTCCGATACATCTCGCATAAAAAACTTTGTAAAAGCGAAGTCAGCAGCTGCAGTAGTAAATGCAGCAGCAGGTAGTAATATCAATGCCGATCAAATAATGGCAAGGAATTCTGGGCAGATCATAAATCAAAACTTAGAACTGCTCTTTAATAGTGTATCATTAAGACCTTTTGGATTTAGATGGGATATAGCTCCTAGAGATACTAAAGAATCTAAAGTAGTCAAAGAAATGTTTATGCAATTAAAAATGCGTTCTGCACCCAAAAGAGTTAAAGGTGACATGGCATTTTTGGAAAGTCCAGATGTGTTTAGAATTTCTTATAGAAAAGGTGGTAGTGCTCATCCTTTCTTAAATAAATTTAAGATATGTGCTTTAACTTCTGTAGGAGTTAATTATACTGGATCTGGTCAGTACTCGACATATGAAGATGGCACACCTGTTCATATGAATTTGGATTTAGCATTTACTGAGTTAGAACCAATATACAGAGAAGATTATGAAGAGTCTTACATCGATTTCTAATGTCAATAGCTTACTTTAACCTATTACCAAACTTCAAATACCTCAGTCCACTCAAAGAAGGTGGAAAGAGGGATCAATATATTGAAGTTAAAAATATATTTAAGAGAATAAGACTGAAAAGTGATGTATTTCAGTTTGCTTTGAATTTTAATGACTATATGATAGAAGATGGAGAAAGACCAGATAGCATAGCAGAAGGATTATATGCAAGTGCAAAGTATGACTGGGTAGTTCTATTATCTGCTAATATTGTCAATGTAGAAAATGAATGGCCAATATCAGAGGGTCTTTTATGGGATATTGCTAATGAAAAGTACGGAGAAAACCTAAATGCAGTTCATCACTATGAAACTAAAGAAGTTAAAGACAGTGAAGATAGATTAATATTACCTGGTAAATTAGTAGTCGATTCAGATTTTACTATTCAAGATCCAGACAATTATAATTTAACACTTAACCCAACTGTTGCTGTAAGTAACTGGTTAGTAGAGACAAGAAAAAACGATAAAAAAAGAGCGATCAAGGTAATCAAAAGAGAATACCTATCAACACTCGTTAATGATACTAAGAATTTAATGCAATATCAGAGTTCTTCACAATATACAAGAAGTACTGGTAAAGTTGCTTCTAACAATCTTGCTTAAATTAAAGCATCTAAGTCAGAAACTGTAGTTGCTGATGTAATACTTGAATATGGAACTGCAGGGTTGGATTTAAGAGATGCAGATTCTCCCTTCATGTCTGCTATTGTCTGTATATCTGAATTTTCTTTTGCTATAGAAATATATTTTGCTTCCAATTCTTCTTGGCATAAAGTCTTAGCAGATGTCATATCCACTTCGACTGCCTTTGAACTGTGGTTATATTTCCATGCATTTCTCCAATACTTTGAAGGTAAGGAACTATTATCCACCAATGAATATTCACTCGCACTAATATCTTTTGCGATAATGTCTTCGTCAGACAAAACACATTGTTCCGATGGAATAACTACACGACAGAAACCATCAGATCCATTGTAGACAATGACCTTATCTCTTGCCATGATTAGTCAGTTAGAGTAGATGGTACTATACTTGTTGCGTCTGGAAATAGTTGAAGTACTCTGGCTCTTGCCTTTGTATCATCTTCCGCATACATTTCTACTTTTTTGGTGTCAGAACCCAAATTAAAGGTTACTGCATACCTATTTGCTGAATAAGACATTAAATTAATCGTTAAAACAAAAAAGGAGAGGATCTACCTCTCCTTTATTTATATGTTACTCTTCAGCTAAACGCTGGAAGTATGAAAGTGCTTCATCGCCTTCATCAGAAGAACCAATGTTAGTGGCTACCTCTTCTTCGGGTCTTGGTGGCAATTCCTCAGATGCAACTTCTTCGTCAAATGCTTGACTTACAGTTGATTTCTTATTACCAAGGACATAATCAAACCTCTTTTTCAGTTCATCATAAGTTTTGAACTGAGAGGCATCGGTAATCTCAGCGAGTGAGTATTCCGTCTTCCAAAGATCTTCCAATGCTTTATCATCATCGAGAAGAGCAGAAGGAGCAGCGAATTCAGAACTATCATAGTTCCAGTATCCTGCGACTTTCTTAATCTTAACTTTGAAGTTAGCACCTTGCCAGAAGTCAAAAGGATTGATTGGTGACTCATCCTCAAACTCAGGTTGCATTGCACCCATGATCTTGTCAAAGATTTTCTTACCAAACTTATAAAGGAAAACTTTTCCTTCATTATCTGGGTTGGAAGGATCCTTCACAACATAGATGTTAGTAAAATATGATAACTTACGCTTTTGGGTACGAGCAATTTGCTTGTTAGCGTCAGTGCCAGAATTCCACAATTCAGTGTTATATTCTGAAACAGGATCTTTACCACCAACAGTGGTTAAAGAATTTTCAATGTACCATCCACCTGGACCTTGAAATGCATGTGAATACAGTTTTGCCCAAGGAAGATCTTCCTTATCTGGTGCAGGAAGAAAACGAATAACTGCGTAACCGTTACCTGCTTTGTCAACCTCTGGTTTCCAAAGACGCTCATCGGCACCGTTACCTGTTTTATTGGTCTTCTCGACTTCTTTAACAAGTTTTGCTGTTAGAGAACCGAGGGATGATTGCTTTTTAAGTGATGCAAAAGACATAGATTTGGCTTTTTGTTAGATTTGGCTTGTGTACTGGTCTATTATAGGGCGACAGTGCTCCCATGTCAACCAAAATTCTTGCGAAGGTTTGAAAGAGTCTCTTGCATGTTTTTAAACAAGAGATCTGGATTAACATCTTTAGGAAAACCTACTAATTGTGCAGACTGATGAATTTGTTCCATCATATCTTTAGCACGAGGATCATCCGATAGTTTTAATCTCATGTAAAAATTTCTTTGCTTATCTAAAAGTGTCTCCAACTGATCAACATGTTCCATCTTCTCTTTATGAGACAATTTCTCAAATGCGAAGATCTTTGCATAGATCTCTTCTTGCATTCTATTGATCTCATTTATAGATTCTTGAACTTGCTCTGACGCAAAGAAATCAGACATAATACTAGTATTTATAAGGGTAGTTTAGCACGAGTGGTCTTTTTCATGAAGTTCAGATTAATAGCGTCTGCCTTTAATTTCTCCTTTAATGGTTTAGAAATTAATTTAGTAACAGAGTCAACTTCAATGCTATTTTTGTCACAGAATAGAACTATAGCATCGATATAATTTACTTTTTCTTCCAATACTAGTTTCTCTACTTCAAGAGAAAACTTAGCAGCATTCATGAATTTTTTATCTAATGCTTTGGTTAGTTCATTTTCCATTTAATTGTAGTTGAAAGTCTAAAAAGTTTCTAATGTAATGTACGAGTAGTTTCATATATTTCTTCTTGTTACGCTCTTCATATACTTTACAAGTTCCATCTTCACATGTCATTATTATAACAAGTTTTTTAGCAATTTTGCCAGTCTGTTCATAGTACATAGCAGCATATGCCATTGCTTGA